GCCATAGCCAACTGCTGCTGCTCAGGATTGGGCTGTGACATCTGATCCAGAGCCGCAATCAACTCGTACCTGTTAGACAGGCTAGAGTTAGACAGGATGCCTTTCAAGATTAGCGGCAGAACAGGCGTATTCGGCCCCAGAGTCTGTAGCAGACCAATGAATTGTTGCTGCTCGTACTCCCGCGCAATGATCCCCAGCGTAGCAGTCGGGATGAACTTCATATCCACAGAGGGATAGCGTTCAGGATCGAACTGCATATACCTGAAAGCCGACTTTTGGATGAACGGAATCAGGAAGTCCTCTTGGAAGTTGACCAGAGTACGCTTGTACTTCTTGATAATCGTGGCGACAGCCATCGACATCCCTTGGCCGTCCCGTGCCCCATTAGTAACCAGCCCCTGGCTGTCCAAAGTGCCCGTAGCCTGGAGCAGCATTCGCTCAAACTCGTTGGCTGTACGGAGGTTGTCCGGACTAGACTGCCCAAACTTGAATGGATACAGGATCTCGGCTGGGTTGCCGTTGACCATGAAGGCTTTGCCGGGGCGAACCTCAAACTTCGCACCCCTGGGAAGACGGGTTGCGTCCATGCCCATCATGGGAGCAGTGGTCAGGGCCAGAGAATCCAGATGCGAGCGGATCTGGGCATCAATAGCCTTCTGCATATTGTAGGATTTCTCGACCGTACCCCTGCCCAGCAAGCGGTTGGGGACCGTATCATCTTGATAGGAGATGACAGGCCGGTCTTTCATCATATATGGGTTCTCTTCTGCCTTCAGGAGAAGCCCGTTGTTGGCGATCACGACAATCGCCTCGACCATATCGGTGTATTCCTCTGCTGGAGCATCGTCAGGGAACAGTTCTGCAACTTCGCTTTCCTCGCCCAGCAGGTATTCACGCGGGACGAGACCATAGTAGGTCAGCAGAACAACCTTTTCGTCCTGATACTGGGTCGGCTCTTGCGTCGGCTCCAGGTCAGAATCCTCATAGGTAGGAGTAATGTTGACCTTGCGGTAGATACCCTTCTCAATTCCCTCCACGATCTTGTGGATTGAGACATACTTTTCGATAGCCACGCCCATGCAGTCGTCAATCGACGTACCGTTGGGGTCAAACAAGAAGTTTTTTGGGTTGACAGGCATCAGCTTGATAGCAATCCTGTTCTTTTCTACCACTCCGATAGCCGCTTCTTGCTGTCCAGGGATGGGCTGAGTAGCAGGCTCAAAGACTTTCTCGTTCTTGACGACGATTTCACCGATTCCGGTGCCGTAGATCTCTGCCATCAACTCGATCTGGTCGATGGATTTGCGGATCTTGTCCTGTTTGAAGTCCTCCATCAGTTGTGCCTTGAGGATGGACACATCTAGAGGATTGCCGTTTACGTCTTGCAGGTCGTCTTGAATGTCAAAGAACTCACCCTGGCCGAAAATGGCCTCCATGATCTCTGCATGGCGGGTTTCTACGGCTTGCTGGGTAGCGGGAGTGACAATGCGAGAGCGCTCAGAGTCACGAACTTTGTCTTCTGGTGCCCACTCGCCACGATAGATGCGCTCATATTCGAGCCACGAGTCGAGGAAGTTGGTATCGCGGTAGTTGCGCCACCGCTCACAGTGGTCGAGAACGAAGGCCGTCAGCTCTTTGTCGTTCTCTGTCGGCTCGTAGAACTCGTTTTGCTCCATATCATGCCCCTGAAATTACTTGGTTCACTCTTTGCGAGACAGGTAGTTGATAGCTGCTTGCAAAACAAGAACGTTGTCTTTTGCGTTCCCAAGCATTGTGTTGCATGACTGACAAAGCAATCCTCTGACTTTGCCGGTTTCATGACAATGATCTACAAAAAGTTTGCGTTTTAAATTGCTTTCGTGTGTTTTGCAAATTTTACAAGCGCAACCTTGCGCCAACTTCATGCTCTCGTACTCTTGAACACTAAGCCCATAGACATTTTTTAGACTATAGGCTCGAAACTTTTCTTTGTTTGCCCTGTAATATTGTCCCAGCTTTTCTTTTTCTGAATCAACTTTTTTGATATAGTTTTCTTTACGATTTTTTACAGCACATGGTTTGCAATATGATGTGATGCCAGTTTTTTTTGATTTGTCTTTGCCAAATTCAGAAAAAAGTTTGTGCTCTCCACACTTTGGGCATTCTTTGGTGACCTTAGACACCTGAGACAACATCAATAGGTTCCCACTCATCTGAGTCATCGTTATCAAAGTACGAAGTTACGGCTAGTTGATCTATGTATGACAGTGCATCTGGCAAATCATCATGGACACCTTGCGCCGGAAACATACAAAGTTGGTCAACAAAGTCGTCCCAATTCTCTTCACTGTTTAGCACAATTCTGCCGTGTTCAAACCGGCCTTGCAATGCCCATATTATTCTATCCGCTTTCTTGCGGTTTCCGTGCGTTAAATCGACGATGTGGGAGTAGATATTGTTCTTCCGCATCAGATCACTCAAATACGGCAAAACAGCGTTCTTCAGGGCACCCCGCTCAATCCCGACGGAAAGTGGCCTGTAGTCCCGCATTGCGACCAGGATCTTAGTAGCCGTTTCCCGGATATCCCAGCGGCCATGAACGATCTCTTTGACAAACCATTTGCCCTCGTCAGTGACCTTAACGATTGCAATTGCTGATTCATCAAGACGTTTTTTTGAATTTGCAGCTTGTTTAGCTACCTCCTCAAAGCCAGCCAAGTCCACGGCCACGAAGTAGGAGCCATACTGAGGCTCTTCCCCGTACTTGATCCACTCTTCTTTGAAGACGTCAGAACCGGCATTGGAGAAGCTGGCTAGGTATTCCTGCTTGAAGGCAAAGCTGGACAGGGTTTTCTTGGCCGACTCAATCTCATCAGGGTCGATCAGCGGGTTGTCTTTGGTCGTAAAGTGCCAAGACTTCCAATCTTTGTCCTCGCCCTCTTGGCCTAAGTTCCACAGGTCATAGAACCAGTTTCGGCCCTTGGGCGTACCAATGAAGATAGCCTTGCCCTTCTTGTCGGACAGAGAGGCGCGGATAACCTGCTCCCAGGCTTGAGGCTTGATGTCAGCAACCTCATCCAGCACGGCAAAGGTCAGGGACACACCCCGAAGGGTGTCTGGCCGATCAGCGCCACGGACATAGATCCTGGCCCCGTTTATCAGGGTGATGTCCAGATTATTGACGTTGCTGGTCTGGATAACCTCGCGTCCCAGGTCTAGCAACAGATCCCAGACAATCTGGCGAGACTGTCCCATAGTGGGACTGACGTACAGCACGGCAGATCCTTGTGGGCAGCGCAGTCCCTCGATGATGAGCATGGTTGCTGCAAGGCGAGACTTTCCACACCTGCGACCAGCGGCGATGACTTTAAACCGTGTCGGGTCTTTATAGACCTCTTGCTGCCAGGGTAACAGGGAAAAGTTCAGATCACTCATTTAGGCTCTACGTCCTCGATGTCATCTGCCTCGATGGTCTTATTCTCGCTCACCTCAACCCCGATCCCGGAGATTGTGATGTTGACGGCATTTCTCTGAGCAGAGGTCTTTTCAAACAGGCTGACAGGCAAGGCCCGTTCCATGCACATCTTCAATGCAGCCATCTGCATAGGATGATCGTCATCCAGGGCGATGTCAATCACTTTCTTGACAACAGCCTCGCCCTTGCTCTCAACCAACATCTTCTTGAGTTCCTTGACACGCTGGAACTCGGTCTTGGGCAAAACAGCAGGTACGCGGTACACCATAAAAGGATTGTATAGCAAACTAGCATCTACCAGATTAGGGTAAACCATGATACATTGCATTGACGGGGCTATGACCCAGCCCTCTATGCGGTTGAGCCGACCAAGTAGGATAAACGTGACGAACTGGGTGAGTCTCAAGTAGCCCTCTGCCAATGTCGTGAGACACCGCAGACAAGGCGAACAGGGCAAGCGACTCAGGCGCTAACAAGCGTAGTCTAGATAAACGAGAGGCTCCCTTTCCAAAAGGACCACCCACACTACGGGTCTCTAGGTATTCCTGTTTTCTTCTGCACAGCATGACCAGCTTGTATAGGTCAAAAAGTGATTTTTTTGGAGGGTGTGGGGCACCACAAATATTTCACAGTCACGCCAGACCCTCCCCCCCCATACTAGCGTTAACCCTCATAGGGAAACCGAGCATAGGGTAGGCCCTGATAGGGAAAACCCTAACATCGTTAACCATGTGTTGTATCTACGCAACAGATCACACTAGGGAAAACCCTGATAGGGTAAGCACTGATAGGGTTAACCCTGATGCGTGCGATTATCGAACGGTGCGAGAGGGTGAGGCACCATTCTCCGGGTACCTAGTGCTCTGTGTTTCACGTGGAACATTTCCACAGAAACTAGCCTTCAGCGGGTGGATTGATACCCACAGCGACAGGCACTCATTGAACCCTACGGTCAGGTCTCCATCGCCTGCTGCCAGTAGGATTGCGCGCTGTTCGTCTGTCAGTATGCGGGTGAAATTGACGGTATCGTGACGGCACGGTCTAGCCATGGTGCTCGCTAACTTGCTGTATAAAAGATCAGTGGTTTTCTTAGGGTTTGCACCTATTCTAATGGTGTTTAGCTTCCTTGACAATTCTAGTCAACCCGCAAGCACAATGCACAGCGGTCTCTTAAGGAAGCACCATGAAAAGCACACGTACAGAGTACCTCGCATTCTTCAAGAATTGGATCTTCTATCAGTTTCCACGCGGGTCTGATCTGATTCGCAACACTCTCATTATTGGCGAGGTCAAGAAAATCGTCTCTGATGATGAAGAGGCCTCCTATTGGGGAGACCGTGATTGCTGGACTATGCACGATATAGCTAGCAAGCAGCTTGATGCACGCGCAATCATTGCTGTTGAGTGAGGCCTACCATGCAAAACACAATCCCTTGCCCTCAAGCCGTAGACAAGCTACGCGAGAAATTCGAAGCCTACTTTACTTGCCTCAAGGCTGATGCAAAACGCGATGGCTATCGTGTCTGTAAATCAGAAGAATGGGTTCGCTTTGTAGACAAGGCCCGTGAAGAGGGTTCGATCTGACATTCCATTCTGTAGGGCATCCCGTGCCCTATGGTGTGCAATGTCGCACTTTCGCCCTTCGGGGTCTATTCAGGAGGTTTTCATGCAACGCATTACAGATTCCATGCTTGAGGCTCGCGTCCGCAGACTGAATGAGCTTACCGGCAGTCCTCAAGAACCCTATTCCCGCGTCAATGGTCAGAATGTCGCCAATGTAGGCAATTTCCACCTGTCTTACGCATACGGTGGAGTTTGCTTGCATCGCATGGCTAATGAATCTGGTGGAGTCCGCACGCCAATCATCAGCTATCACACCACTAAGCGCGAGCTTTACGGTCTGATAAACGCATGGATGGATGGTATCCAGTTTGCACAAGAGGAGCTTTCCCATGCGTGAACAATTTAAAGACATAGCCCTTGCCATCATCCTCGGGCTTGCCCTTGCAACCCTGGCCCTTCACTTTTTCGGGGTTCTAGTCCAATGATTATCGAATTCCAGCATCCTATCGGGCCGGGGCTGACCCTGGTCTGTGAGATTGAATACTTGCCCTATGAGGCAGGGACAGACACTAGCCCGCCGGCTCAGGAAGAGGCTTTTTTCTGTAGTGCATCCCTTCTCGGGGTTGACGTAACCGACATTCTTGCCGATCACCTCAAGGACTACATTAGGGAGCGAGCCTTATGCTCTATGCAGCCCTCGCTCTAATTCTTCGGGTAATACTCGGGAAACGCTAAATCTGGCCCTTCGGGGCCATTTTTATCAGCCTGGAGCGTATCTAATCCTGAGTTTAGGCTGACCGTCTGCCGGAAATAGTTCCTCGGCCATCACCATGCGCCCATCAACCTCATAGGAAATGCGCCCGTACCTGTTTTTACGAACCCGGGTTACCGTGCCTACATACGGCTCACCTCTAACAGGGTAGACCGCCGTAAGCTGGCCTGGGTTCAAATAGCGTTTTTTCCAATCTGCTTTTTTGTGATTCATGGTAGCTCTTCCCTTACCATAATATCCACGCCGGGATTGTGGTCATAGACTTTGGTTATGTGCAAGCTCACTAGCTGACTGTCGTCCAGATAGACCACTCCGTTTAGCCCATCAAGCACCGATTTGGCTAAATTGTCCAAATCAGGCTTCTTGGTTGGCCTCTCCAAGCCGCTTAAACAGGCCTGTACGCGCTTTTTATGGTAGCTCTTAGGGATTGGTAGCCTGAAGTAAAGAAAAGCCGCCAGAGGGGTTTCTAACGGCTCGCGGGTCATGGCCTGCTGTGCTGCTTCCCTGACGGCGCTTTCATAATCGCTGGTTTTCTTCGGCGTGTAGGTCCGAACAAAGCCGCCGATCTTGCTGAATTTTGGCCTGCCCTTTGGTACTGGGTTTATATTTAAGTGAACCGTGACAGAAAAGGTCATTTTTCTCTGCTCATCCAGTACAGCAATTCTGTTGTTGCTTTTTTGCCACGCTTCTTCTCAATGTCCCCAATAACGTCTGCCCACCAGCCGCGAGCTTGCATGGAACCCTGCTCCTTCGCTTTCGCTTTGTAGCGCC